CCGTTAGCGCCCAGATGCGGGCTGGCAATCTAAGACCAACGGGAGCGCATTAACATGGCACTTAAAGTTTTTGACGGCTTCGATCACTACGCCGCCGACACGGACATGTCCTCGCGCTCCGGATTCCTGCAATGGTCAAACACGCTGGCTGGCTCAACTTTTGTCACGGGACGCAATGGCTTTGGCCTCGCGCTCTCTCTCGCCAATGCATCCACCGGATTCTCGGCAACCTTCGGCCAGCGCGTTGCATCGGCCTTCGTCGGCTTCGCGCTGAATTTGGCTACCGGCGTTGGCTCAGTGTTCAATTTCGTGGACTCTCTTTCCGGCGATACGCAGGTCACGGTTGTTTTTAATTATCTGAACTTCGCCGTGAAGATTTATCGCGGCACCGCATCAGGCGGCACGTTGCTTTATACCTCGGCAAATAACGTGTGGGCGTCAGGCGTTTACAACTATGTTGAAATCTGGCCGGTCATCAACGGCTCGACCGGCGCTGTCACCGTCAATGTCAACGGCCAAACTGTCGCCAGCATCACCGGCGCGAACACACAGGCATCGGCAAACGCATCATGGGATGTTCTCACCTTCACGGCGCAAAATGCCGGAACATATCTGCTTGATGATTTGTACTATGCCGACACGACAACCGGCGCGGGGACATACCCATGCGATTCATTCCTTGGCGACAGCCGCGTTGATACGCTCTTCGCAACCGGCAACGATGCCGTGCAATGGACGCCGCTTGCCAATGCCAACTGGCAGGAAGTCGCCAGCGTGCAATTTGATGGCGATGCGGCCTATAACTACACGACGACGCCGACCGATCAGGATACGTACACATTCGGCGCATTGGCGGGAACGATATCTCTGATCTATGGCTTGCAGATTACGACTGCGCAGCGCAAGGACGACAGCAGCGCACGATCAACAAAGAGCGTGGCAAAGGTTGGAGGAACGTCTTATTTCGGCGCGACAAACAGCTTGCCGAACACGACCTATACCTATTTCACCGACCTTTGGATTTTGAACCCGAACACAACCGCCAACTGGACAAGTTCCGATGTCAACGGCGCGACATACGGCATAAACTGCGTGGCGTAAGATGGCCGATCGCATCAGCCAAATCGTCCCTGAGTCGCTCCTCACCGGCACGCCGAAAGCGAGAATTTCCCAGATTGCCCCTGAGTCGCTTTTAACCGGCACACCAAAAGCTCGCCTATCACAAGAGGTCATCGAGTCCTTTCTTACCGCAACGCCGAAAGCTCGCGTCTCGCAAGTCTGCATTGAGGTTCTTGTCCCGAATACAGCAGCGCCCGCAAGCGCCATAATCTCACAAGTTGCCATCGAAACCGCACTCATCAGCCATTCTTTTGCGCGTCTCTGCCAGATCGTGATAGAGTGCCTCGTCCCCAATATCGAGGTCACTATGCCGCCAGTCTATCCAACGCTCCCCGGCCTCGGCTTTTCGGTTCTCTGGGAACCGCAATTTTCGAACATGCCTACAGCGAAATCAGCTTCGGGCGCGGAACTTGACCTCGCGCTGGCCGCCAACCCGCTGCACATGTTCACGCTGACTTACAATTTCCTTCGCGACCGCTTAGGTAATCTCGAATTCAAGACGCTGATGGGCTTCTTTCTTGCGCTCAATGGCAATGTCGGTCGCTTCCTGTTCAAGAATCCCGATGATTGCAGCGTCACGCAGCAGGCCATCGGCACCACAGATGGCGTTGCGCACACTTGGCAGCTTGTCAGAACCTTCGGCGATGCGAATAATTCCGGCACCGAGCCGGTCGGCTATGTCGATTTGACGCAGCCGTTTAATGTCTATTTCGATGGCATCCTGCAAACGCCAGACACATATACCGTCGCGCAGACCGCGCCGGTTAATCAAGAGTTGGTTTTCGTCGGGACACCGGCAGCCGGACACGTCATCACCGTGGACATGACATATTTTTATTACTGCAAGTTCTCAACTGCAAATCTAAGCTTTGAAAAGTTCATGCATCAACTTTGGTCTGTGAAAAAAGTCGAAATCCAAAGCAACCGAGCAGGCACATAATGCGCACCTGTTCCGGCGCTCTCGCTCTCGTCCTAGCCGCTGGCGGCGTTGAATTGTTTTCCGCTGACCTTTTCGCCGTCACGTTGCAGGACGGCACAAATTATTACTGGACAAGCTTCGACACCAATCTTGTCTGGGACGGCAATACCTACATATCGCAATCGCCTTGGCTCGAACGCACGCAATGGAACGTCGATAATAAAATGACGGTGCCGGAACTTGCCGTCACATTGAGCGCCCTGAACACATCATTTGCTGGCGGCGCGGATATCAAAGCGCAGATCACGAACGGTCTTTTCGACGGCGCGACGATGACGCTTTACCGCGTGTTCATGCCGACCCCCGGCGACACTGGCGCATTGGGAACCGTGCTGCTTTTCAATGGCTATTTTTCTGATATCGAAATGGACGGCATCACCGCCAAGATCAAGGTCAAGGGCATCACCAACAAGCTCGACATCAACGCGCCGCAGCATGTCTATCAAGCTGGCTGCATTCATTCTTTTTGCGATATCGGTTGCACGCTTACGGCGGCGACCTTCACCACGTCCTACACTATGGGAAGTTCGCCAACACCAACGCGCACATTTATCCCGTGGGCGTCCGCGCCCGCGCATCCTGAGTATTATATTCTGGGTACGTTGACTTTCACATCCGGCGTCTCTTCCGGCCAGTCGCGCACGATCCAGTTTGCGGATTCCACCGGCATCACGCTTTCATATCCGCTTTACGAGCAGCCAACGGCGGGCGATACATTTGATGCGTTCCAAGGCTGCGACAAGACGCAAACGACCTGCACGCGCTATAGCAACACGCAGCATTTTAGGGCGTTCCCCAAAGTTCCACCCATAAACACGGCTTATTAAGGAGAAAAACCATGTCCACGATCTTCATGCTTGGCGTTGCCAATCGTTCATACCAAGTTCCAAGCGGGAATGTTTACGTTGCGGATGCAAATGGCATCATCGCAAGCGTTGCAACGGTTGCCGACCAGAAATCCCTTTCCGCGCTCGGCTGCGCCACGTTGAACCCGAACCCCACAAATCAAATCGGCAAACTGCTCGCGGCAAATTTCAATGTCACGACCGACCAGCTAATCCCGATCAATAACAATGTGCGATTCCAGATCACGGCAATCCGCGTCCTCAATACGACCGTCAATGCCATGTCAACGGCAGTGGGTGGGCTTTACACAGCAGCCAGCAAAGGCGGCACGGCGGTCGTGGCGAATACGCAGGTCTATACCGGCCTCACCAATGCGGCGACGGCACTTTCCCTCACGCTTGCAGTTCCCGCGCTTGTCTGGCCTGCCGGAACGCCGTTGTATTTCTCGCTGTCAACGCCGCAAGGTGTCGCGGCGGCGGCTGACATCTACATCGATGCGGAAGTCTATCCGTGACCGACTATCAACACGCCGAAGCCATAGGCCGCATCGTCACGATCCGGTCAAAGTGGCGTCCGACCGAGACGCATGAATTCGAGACCGGAACCGATGCACGCGCACGCGCGGCTGTCATCAATGAAGCAATCACATGGCTTAAGACGCCTTTCCGCAACTGCGCCGATATCAAGGGCGAACAAGGTGGCGTCGATTGCGCCATGTTGCTTACGCGGTGTTTTGTCGATACAGGTGCGCTTCTGCCGTTCGACCCTCGTCCATATCCTCCGCAATGGCATGTCCACCACGACGAAGAGCGATTCCTAAAGCTCATAACCGAGCAGCTTGGTGCCATTGAAATTGTGGATGAATTGCCGCGCGTCGGCGACATCGCGGTTTACCATTGGGGACGCTGCTATTCTCACGGCGCGTTGATTATCAATAAGGATGAGGTTTGCCATGCCTTCTATAAAACGGGACGCTGTGTCATTATGCGCATGCAGGATACCGACCTTGCGCTGCGCGGCGCTGGCGCGAGACCTGTAAAATTCTTTCGGGTGAAACGCGATGGGTAGCTGGCTTTTCGGAAAGAAAAACACATCGAACATTCCGAATTATACCGGCCTCTCGATTCAAACTTCCGTCCTCGATACGCCGATCACGATTGCATGGGGCAAGTGCAAGCTTTCGCCCAATATCATCTGGACGAATAACTTTCAGCAGCATACCAGCGGCGGCGGCAAGGGCGGCATGGTGGGCGGCAAAGGGGCGAAGCAAACCACATACACGACCGGCATCATTATGTCGCTCTGTGAAGGCCCGATCCAAAGCATCGCGCAAGTCTGGCAGAACAACGCATCGGACAGCATCGCATCGCTTGGCCTGACGCTCTACACCGGCACGATTACGCAAACGCCGCCAGCTTTCATCATTTCGAATTACCCGACCGAAGCTTTTTCCTACCCGCAAACAGCCTATCTTTACAGCCCGTCTTACGATCTTGGAACATCGGCCAATGTGCCAATGAATTGGGTCGAGGCCGTTTGTTATTTGTCCGGCACAATGCCAGGCACAGTTGATGCGAACCCCGCCGATATCATCACCGATCTTTTGACCAGCACGCAATACGGCATGGGGCTTGTGTCGGGCGATATCGATTCCGTATCTTGGACGCAGTACAAAACCTATTGCCAAGCGCAAGGCATTTTCTTTTCGCCGGTTCTGCAGGGACAAGAGAAATGCAATCAGATCATCGACCGATGGGCAACGCTTTCGAATTCATGGATTTTCTGGTCTGGCGATGCCATCAAATTCATCCCGCTTGGCGATAGCGCGATCACGGCTAACAGCGTCACCTACACGCCAACAAATCCCGTTGTCTATAATTTGACTGTTGCAAATTTCGTCGATCTCAAATCGCCCGTCACGGTGATGCGGAAAGACCCAGCCGATGCCTTCAACCGAACTGTCATTGAGATTAGCGACAGGACGATGCAGTACAACGCGAACCCTTGCGAATATAAAGATCAAACGCTGATAGACCTTTACGGGCTGCGCGATGCGTCCAGTTCATCGGCTTCGGATATTTGCGATCATGTTGTCGGCATGACGGTCGTGGCTCTTATCGGCAAGCGCACGGCCTATGTGCGCAACACCTACAAATTCAAGCTTTCCTATCAATATGTGCTGCTCGAACCCGGCGATATCGTCACGTTGACCGACCCGAACAATGCGGCGATCAATCTTCTGCCTGTGCGCATCCAAACGGTGCAGGAAAATTCGGACGACACGCTTTCATTTGTCGCGGAAGAATTCACGGGCGTTGTCGGCAGCATCTATGCTTCGGCTCCCGCCACATCGACGCCAACGGTCAATAATCAGTTGATATCGCCCGGCGATGTAAACCCGCCCGCCGTCATCGAACCGGCATCATCCCTTACGAATGGCGTGGCTCAGGTCTGGATCGCGGCATCTGGCGGTGCGAATTGGGGCGGCGCTTATTGCTATATGAGCTTGGACGGCGGCACGACCTACGTTTTCGCTGGCCAAATCACGGCACGCGCAAAGCAGGGCGTCCTAACGGCTAACCTTGCCAGCCATAGCAGCCCCGATACCGTCAACACGCTTTCCATCGATTGCACAGAAAGCATCGGCATCATACAGCCCGCAACAAATGCCGACGCGACGGCATTGCGCACGCTCTCGCTCGTTGTCCCGCAACCTATCGCCAATGCCATCCAGACGACCGGCGAATTGCTGGCCTATGGCGATGTAACCACGACAGGCACCTACACCGATGATCTAACTTATCTTGTGCGCGGCGCTTATGGCACGGCACCGGAAGCCCATTCGACCGGCGATCAATTCACGTTGCTTGATTTGACCGGCGCGTCCGGCACGACGATCATCTACAATCTGCCCGCCGAATATGTCGGCCAGACGCTTTATCTGAAATTCATTTCGTACAATCTTTTCGGTCTGGCAACGCAGGAACTTTCCGGCGTCACAGCCTATTCATATACGCCAATCGGGTCTGGTTTCGGCAGCGGCGCGGGTGGTATTCCGGCTGTGCCGACAGGGCTAACCTCGACGGCTGGCAACGGGCAGAATGTCCTTACATGGTCGCCAAATGGCGCAACCGATAATGTGGAATCCTACACGCTTTATGCCGCAGCAGGATCATCGCAACCTTTCAGCAGCGCGGTAGCGATCTACACCGGCCTCTCCACGACATTCGCGCATTCTGGCATTGGGAATTCTGCGGCCTACACTTATTTTCTTGTGGCCACAAATGCGATTGGAAGTTCAACGCACACATCGGGCGTTAATGGCACATCGAATGCAGCCGGTTTCGTAACGGCCTTGACGGGTTTAAGCGATGTGAATGTCACGGAGGGCATGGCAATCGACGGCTATTTGCTCGACTACAATTATGGGACAAGCAAATGGATCGCTCTCGCCAAGGCTTACGACATCGCGGTCAATTATGTGGGCGTGACGGTCAATGCGGAAATCACGCGCATCAACATTGTGCGCCCCGTGACGCTTCCGGCCAGCTTGACGGGCAGCTATGCGACGGCGGGGACGGCGGCGACAGCATCAACGGTGTTCACGCTGAAACAAAACACGACGACAATCGGAACGATCACGTTCGCGGCATCGGGAACAACGGGAACATTCAGCTTCACCG